CCGTGAGCGGCTTGCAGCGGGAGATGATTCACCATGCGCTCGTACACCGGGAGTGGTACAGCGAAATCCCAAGAGGGCACGCGAAAACGAGTACGCTTTCCTTCCTTACTGCGTGGTGGCTCGGCATTCGCCCGGATGCCCGGTTCAAGATCGTTTCACAAAACGATGAAACGGCATCGGCTACCTCGCGCTTCATCCGCGACATTATCCGTAGCCCCGCGTACCGCGCCTGCTTCCCCGCCGTGACCCTGAAGCCGGGTGAGGACACCGTGACCGCGTGGAGCGTCCTAGCGCCCGGTCTAGGCCCACGGCGCGACCCCTCCGTGCAGGCTTCCGGCGTGTTCGGTCGCACGGGTGGCCGCGCCGATGTGATTTGGTTCGATGACCTGTGCGACCTACGCAACTCCGTGCTGCAACCCGCCCTGCGTGAGCAAGTCAAGGAAGCCGTATCGAATGTGTGGCTCCCGATGCTTGACCCGTCCGGGCCGCACCCCTCTCGCGTATGGCGCAGCGCGACCCCCTTCCATGTCGATGACCTGACGGCAGATTGGCGGAAGGAATGCGAGGAAGCCGGAACTCTCCTGCGCCGCCCCTGCTCGGGGATAAACAGCCCGTGGCCGGAAGTGTTCACGCCGGAAATCCTCGCAGCCCGCCGCAAGGCGATGGGGCCGATGGGCTACGCCCGCGCCTACGAACTCGTCCCCCTCTCCTCCGACCTGTTGGTGTTCCGCCCGGAGTGGTTGGGGTACTACAGGGCTAACGAACTTCCAAAGGTGACGCGCACCATTGCCGCGCTTGATTGGGGCTACGGCAAGAAGGCGCAGGAACGCGACGATCCCGACTACTCCGTATGCCTCGTGGGTGAAGTAGATAGTTCCCGCCGCCTGTACCTGACCGACATTTTGCGCGTGCGCGAGGCGTTCCCCGTGTTCGCAAAGCAGGCCGCAGCCCTGCTAGCACGCCGGGGAGTGTCCGTGGTCTTGGCCGAAGCAAACGGGCCGCAGAAGGGCATCTTCGACCAATTCCGCGAGATGACTTCGCAGCCGATGGTCGCCGTGGAGCGCACCACGGACAAGCACCTACGCGCAGCGGGGGCGCAGCCGTTCGTTGAGCAGGGGCGACTCCTGTTCCCGACCGACGATGCCGGGAAGATTCTCCCCGCCTTCCAAGCCGTGACGGATGAACTCCTCGCCTTCCCCGCAGGCTCCCACGATGACACGGTGGACGCGGTGGTAGACCTGTGCGGCGAGGCGGTGCGCGGCACGCTCACGCGGGACGAGAAGGCGGCAAAGCGCATCGAACGCCCGGATGCCATCGGTCGGATGTTCGATCAGCGCAGCCCGAAGCGCCCCTTCTTCGCTTGATCCTTGCTCATGCAATGTGCATCGGTACGATTGGAGCATCGGCAGAAAGGCCACAATGGACAAGAGCGAGACTTACAAGGCCATTGCTTCCCGGCTTGGCATGGCGGCACGCCCCGGCGCGAAGTCCCGCCACGCCATCCGCGAAGGCGACAAGGTGAGCGCGTCCGACGATGCCGTATCCCGCAAGATCCGCAAGTTGATGGACGAGGGCAAGCCGCAGAAGCAGGCCATCGCCATTGCGCTTGACCTTGAGCGCCGGGGTGAACTGTGACCCAACTTCCGCAGCCGGGATCGAACCCGATGGCGAACGGCGTGCCCCCCGAGAAGCGGGTACGCAAGCCCCTGCCCGCGCCCGTTGAGCGCGGCATCACGCACCCTCTCGCTACCCCGGTGGAGGTGCAGCGGTCTTTCTTCACGACCGCCGACAAGTTGCTGCGGAACAGCAGCCTCGCCTACCGCCTGAACCCGCAGTATCAGATGATGATGCGGGCGGATGCGGACATCGAAGGTGTCCTGCGATCCCTGCAAGTCACGCTTGCAAGCCTTGAGTGGGCCATCGTCCCGGAGGATGACGAGAACGAACGCCTTGTCGCGCTTGCCGCACGCATCACGAAGATTTTCGACGCGATGCCCCGGCGCAGCGACTTCGTTCGTTCGATGCATGAAGCGGTGTGGTACGGCAATTCCGCCGCCAATCTCGTCTACGCCAAGCATCCCGACCTCGGCATCTCGGTGAAGGAGTGGTATCCCTTCCACCCCGACACCATCGCTTACGATCAGCGCGGAAACCTTGCGATGAAGGTGGGAGCCGCGTACAGCGCGGACGGCCCGTCCTCGCAGAACATCGGCTTCGATGCCCGCGTGCACATCTTCGATGAGCAGGAGCGCCGCGCCATCGTCCTGCATCGGGTGTTCGTAAACGCGCCCGACTTCAACGACCCCAACAGCACGGAAAGCCTCTACCGGGGCGTGGGCGCACGCGATGTCTGTTGGTTCATGTGGCTTGCCAAGCAGGAGATCCTGCAAGACGCGATCACCTACGCGGAGCGGTACGCGATGGGCATTCGCGTGGGCTACTACCCGCTTGGGCAGGACGCAGGGCGCTCCATGATGGAGAATGTCCTAGCCAACCTCACCAACGACAACAGCGTTCTGCTGCCGCAGTCGGGCACGGAGAAGATTTACGACATCGACATCAAGGAGCCGAACGCGGGCCGCGCACAGGTGTTCATGGAGTTGGTCAATTGGTTCAGCGGCAAGATCAAGGAAGCGATCCTCGGACAGTCGCTTTCCTCTGAGGCCGCTTCGACCGGGCTAGGCTCGGGTGTCGCAAATCTGCACGCCGACACGCTGTCACGCATCATCCGCTACCACGCCGATGCGCTTGCCGACAGCCTGACCACGGACTTCGTGCGCGTGGTCGCCAAGATGCTTGGCGCGACCGACTCGGAAGTGAACGCGCTGCGCTTCACCTTTGCCCCGGAGCGCCCCGACCCGAAGGAGCGTTTGGAGGCGGTGGAGAAGTTCGTGGCGATGGGTGGCCGGGTGTCGGAGCGCGAAGTGCGCGACCTCCTCGGCCTGTCGGAGCCGAAGGAGGATGAGCCCATCCTCGGCACGGCGGCGCAGGGCAACCCCCTTGATGCCATCCTCGGCAACGGCACGGCAGCGCAGGAAGGCACGCCGCCCGACCCGAACGCGCCTACCACCTTTTCGATGAAGCGTTGGTTGTAGCCGATGGGCGACAGGCGGAAATCGCTCGGCGACCTCGTGCGCGCCGTCTACGCGGACGGTGCAGCCGCCTACCGCGCCGCCATCGCTGAACAGGTGCGCGGCAAGGGGGGCGCACGGCAATGGGACGCGTGGGAAGCGGATACCGCCGCTTTGCTCCTCATCTCGTGGGCGGCAGGAGCGCACCAAAGCCTCTACACGGCGGGGATCAAGGTGCCAAAGCCCGCCGTGCCCGCCCGGTTCGCCGCCGACGATGCGCTGTCGAAAGCGGTCATGCGCTTCGACCCCGGCCCCGCCCGCGAAGCCGTGGAGCGGTTCATCAACCTCCTCCCCATCACCCGCGCCCGGTGGGACATCCTGATCGACCGTGCGTTCGATGCCGCAAGCGAACTCCGCAAGGACGAAGCCGCGACAGGGCTAACGAAGTTGCTTGACCGCAGCCCGAAGTTGGCCGCGCTGATCTACCCCGCGCTGTCGGGGCGACCGCCGCGTTCGGTGCCGGGGCAGGCAGAGAAGGCGCTGCCCGAAGGCGTGCAGCGCGTCCGTACCCCCGGCGTGCAGGCGGTGGCGCAGGGTGCGTTCTTCGTCACGGGGATGACGGCGAAACAGGCAAAGGCAACCCAAGACCTCTTGGCGAAGGTAATTCGGCAGGAGGAATCGGTATCGGTCGCCGGGAAGAAACTCAAGACCATCGGCGTGGGTGACTTCATCGAACAGGCCACGCTAGCAACAGGCACCGACCTGACGGCGGCAAGGCTTGAAACGGTCTACCGGACGAACCTGAACCGCGCAGCCTCGCAGGGGCAATTGGACATCGTGCGGGAGCCGACCGTTCGGAAGTTCGTGCCGTTGATGCAATTCAGCGCGACGAAGGACACGCGCACGCGGGACACGCATCGGGCGATGGACGGCTATGTGGCGACCGTCGAACAGATCGACTCGCAGGGAATAAATACCCCGCTTGGATTCAATTGCCGATGCGGATGGAAGCCCGTCCCGGTGGCGAAGGCACAGGCGAACGGGTGGGTGGACGATGAAGGCGTGCCCAACTTCAAGGCGATTGAGCGGCACAACGGGCGGCGGCAGGGATTGATCGACACGGGCAAGGTGCCCGATCCGGGTTTCGTTTCCGGCTAACACTTGAACGCGCAAGGAGCGTTACTACGATGCAGGACATGAGCGACCTACGGAAGTCAATTGCGGATCGTCTTGGCAGCGCGGCGAAGTCGGAGCGTCCCGGCGCGAAGGCGAAGTTTGGCAATGTTGATCGGCTAGACAGCCTGATCGCCGCCGTATACCGCGCCTTGAGGAACAACGACAAGGAAGCAGCCAAGCGACTGATGGCCGATGCCGCAAAGGAAATCGACAGCAGCACTCCGGCGTACATCGTTTCGGAATACAAGGATCTGAAGCGGTCTATGTCCCGCCCCGGCGCGAAGGCGAAGATGGGGGGCATGAAAGGATTTGGTGATTGGGCAGTTTCGTTTACAAACATTACCGTTGAAAGACTGCCCGAACTCCGCAAGTTGGCTCGGGATCTAAAAGCAAGCATCAAGGTTTCGTCGCCATCTCCAAATGGCTATGTATCGGGAACGATCACGAGAAAGTACGGATCATCGGAAGCACCCGATTTGATGGCAAGCGGCAAAGTCAAGTCAATGATTCAGTCGCTTGGAGGACAGTTAGATTCTCGTCTTGCAGGCTTCTCCCGCCCCGGCGCGAAGGCGAAGATGGCGAAGTGGGAATCGACCCTGACCAAGAAGGACGGTAAGCCGATGGAGGAATTCACGGCGACCATCCACGGTGAACAGTTCAAGATTGAAGTGAAGGAACAGGCAGGGAAGCCCGTTGCCACGCTTTACATTTTCTATGAATCTCGCGGGTTCCGCCCAATGGGGCAGGGCACTTTGCAGGCGATGATGAATAAGGCGCAGCGGTACGCCGAGCAGGAAGCCAAAGATGTAGACGCAATCGGTCGAAGTGTGGGGTTTTGGTCATCCCGCCCCGGCGTGAAGGGGTCTAGCAAGGCGAAGGCGTAATTCCGAAGGCAGGAAACACAATGGCAGAAGCACAGATCATCACCGTTCAGAGGCAGTACGGGAACGTCACCCTCCCGACCGTCCCCGCCTCTTATCCCTCCATCGCGCCCACCACCACCAAGCCCGCCGCCGGGGTGCTGCACGATCAGGTTGTCAATGCCATCTCCCCGAGCCTCATGCGCGTCCTGCCGTACTCGGCAGCCACGAGCATCGGCGCGGCCACGGGGATGCGCCTCGTCGGGTGGAACATCCGCATCGACTCTAGCACGGGCAACACGACCTATGTGCCGACCGTGCTTGCGGACTTCTCGCTGTCGTTCACCACGGGCACCGTCCCGACTTGGAGCATGGACGGCGCAACGCAGCGACCGTTTGCCGTCATCGCACAGGTGGCGGGAACCCCTGCCGGGAATCTCTACAGCCCCGGAACGGCAGCGGCGACCAATGTTGAGCCCGCGTCCGCGATGGTGGACATCGCAGGCAGTCAGATGGTGACGGTTCAGTTCCGAGCCGCAAGCGGCACGCCGACGATGGGCGTGTTCGTGACCACCCTCTAATGCGCCGCGCAAGGCGACTCAACCGCCCCGGCCTGCCCGGTTCTTCGGAATCGGCGGTGCTGCTGTCAAACGACTTGCAGGCGGAAGCCACGCTGAACCTTGATTTCCGTTCGGG